GAGTTGAACGCCCATTTCTCGACGGTATCATCCATAAGCGCTGAAAGGATAGCCTCCGGCACCGTTTCGCCAGATGCTATATCGACCACCTTCACGTCGCCGCCGTCCACGGAGTAACCGAAAAGCAGGATGCAGAAATCCGGCGACTCAGCGTAACGGTAAACGCCAGTCTTGTTCAGGTCGGCGCTGCTGTACGTCTCCAAATCCAGTGATAGTGTTTTCATACGCATTTGTCCTTTCATAACCCAAACAGGGTGGCAGATTGCTCCGCCACCCGCCGGGGATCAGTTGTTGTTAGGCGAGAAAATCCTCGTCGTCATCCGTCGAGAAGTCACTCTCCGCAGAGGCTCTGCCGCCGAGCGGTTCGCCGTCACGAAGCTTCTGAAGGTTGTTCAGACCACAGGCAATGCCACGATTGCCATTCGAGTTGAAAGCGTAAAACGTGATACTGGCTCTGCCGTACACGCCGGAATACACCTCGCTGCGGGTGAGAATCTCGTTGCGATCCGCATCCACGATACCGGGCGCGTTCGTGGCATTGGCGTTGATGAAGTAGCTGTTCCTGTACGCCTCATCGTCGGGTCTTTCAGTGTCACCATCCCTAAGGGGCAGCTTAAGCGATGTCATCGGAGGCACGGACTTGCCATTACCACGGAGCTTTGCCTCCCCCTCATGGTAGGCAGCATCCAGAGCAGCTTTGATTTTTTCGAGCGTCTTGGTATCGCTCTTGGGGATAATCAGGGAAACGGAATACTTAGGTGTGCCGCCATTAATCGACTTCGGCTCCCATGCGTTGACATAGCTCCAGCGGGTATTGGGCCCAGTGATGACCTTCATCGGGTTAGTAACATTTTTAGACATACTATTTGTCCTCCTCATAATCATTAAAATCTTGTTTTGCCGTGTGTATCGCCGGTCGTTTATCGCTCTCCGGCACGAGCGTTGGCTTGCCTTGCGGCTTTTCGATAAGTCCGCTGAGCAGCTCCTCGAAGCGAGCTTTGCCCAGTTGCTTTTGCATTGCGGTAATGCCCATGACGCTGGTTTCGTAAGGGTCGAATCCGGCTTCCGTGACGGTCTGTGCGACCGCGTCCTCGTTGACATAGCGGCGGTTGCTGCGACCTTCGACCAACTTATAGCCTGACCACGCCTTGCCGCTTATGGCGGCTTTGAGCGCGTACTCCCGAATGTCGGTCGCCCACGAAATGAGGTCGTCGAGCTTGCCGAGAATGTCCTCGATTTCGTCGTCCGTGAGCAATGGTGGTAGCTTGAAGTCGTATTTCGCAAGCTCCAGATTGTGAGCCGCTCTGGCGCTGCAGTCGTTACGAGCCTTGCAAAACTGACACCACTCGCCGCAGTTGTAGCTGCCCTCTCCGGCATAGGCAAGCTCGGCGGTGGGCTTCAGGACTTCCTCTGCCCATTTGTAAAGCTCGTCCTTTGAGAGAGTGTAGGTACTGATGTTGTCGCGTCTCGGCTGGAAGATGGTCATGCAAATCGTGTCGATGTCGTACAGAACGTCGAACATCTCGATTGCGCCGAGGCCGTAGAGCATCATCTGCGGGTTTTGTTCAGCCGACACCATTACGCCCACGCCGTACTTGAAATCCGTCACATACAGGGTGCCGTCGGCAATGAGCACGAAGTCGCCGGTACCGTAGCCGCTTTCCACATACTTGCTGAAATCCAACCGCTGCTCGATGAGCGCCACAGGGTCTGAGCAGGTCTGCTTCGCCGCGGTATACAGCTCCAGACCGTAGGCAGCGTACTCGTCGGCACAGGCTTCCATTTCAGCATTGTAGAAGTCGAGATTTTCCGTTGGGTCTGCGGCTTCCATGCCCAGCGCCTTTTTTAGCTTGTACTCACAAAGCTCATGCGCACAGGTGCCTTCACGGGCGTAATCGCTGCCTACATCGTCGTAGCTCTCGCCCAACCGCGCCGATGGTGGGCAGTGTAACCAGCGTTCAGAGCTTGACGCAGAGAGTAAAGCATGATTACCCATTGCCGAGTTCTTCCGCATCCGACATCAGTGCCGGATATTCCGCAGGGTCGATGTCCGACAGCTTTGCCGCGCCGTGCTTCACCAGCAGCTCCCGCACCTGCGCCGTGTATCCGCCGCGTGACTTTTCAGCAAGCGCCGCTCGCACCTGTTCCAGCGTGAGTTCCGGTTTCGCGGCTTCAACCGTTGGCTGCGATTCGACCTCTGTGTTATTGCCGCTGAACAGTTCCCACAGTGAATCTGCGACACCAATGAGCGCATCGCCACAGCGGCGCAGTTCGTCAATCGCTTGGCTGAGTTCGTTCATCTTGCCCATGAGGTCTGCCTCCTTCCTTCGAGCGTTCGCCCTGCCGCTCCAGTAATGCCAGATTTCTGGCAAGGCGTTTTGACACCACGCTTATCGCGTACAGAACGCCGATGATTTCGTCATCGACCTCGATGCCGCGACTTGCTGTGCCAGTTGGATTAGCTTCTTTGTCCATCTACTGTCCTCCGTTTCCGGGGGCTTTCTCGCCCCTCACTATCTAAAGGACAGGGAGGGACGAGAACCCGTAGTGGAAAATCAGTCTTTTTCAAAAATGCGCTTGAGTTCAGGATTAGTGCGCAAAATGCCGCGCAGACGCTTTTCGCGGTAGTAAACGCCGTCAATGGTGATGCGGAGCTTGTCCGCGATGTCTTGCTTCTTATCGCCGCGCACCATGCACTGCCAAAGCTCACGATCTTCCGGCAGGAACTTGTCCAGCACATTGATTAATGTGGAAAGCAGATCCCGGTCTTCTACAATTGTGCTGACGTCGGCTCCTTCATCTGCGACATCGAAGCGGCTTTCCATTTCATCGTCACCGTCCTTGCTCCAAGACTTGTCCAGTTCGATGGTGCGGCGGGTGTTGTGCTTGGTGCAGAACTCGCAGTCGTGGTCGCATTCGTTTTTATCCTTCAGAACACACTCGGTTTTGCTTATCTCGTAGCGCTCTGCCGCCTTAAGATCTGCGGCGTTGCGTCTGCCGAGCTTGTCCCCATCCGAAGTGCGGGCAAGGCGAACGGCGTATCCGGCTTCCGGATCATAGAACCAGCGCTGCTTGAACGGATTGGTAGTATCAGGCTCTTCCGCTGGCGCGAAGCAGACCTTTTTGCTGACTGGTATGTATTCACCGTTTTCGTTCTGTGCGTAGAAATGCTTGTAATAAAGCTTCTGATAATGCTTCATAATTCTTTCCTCCTGTGATTTTCAGATGGCTCGATGGGAGCCGATTCGGGTGGTTTACGGACTCGAACCATCACGGGAGGAGGGCGTGCGCGTTGGAGTTCATAGAAATGTTTCATCTCGGCTTGCCTCCTCAGATTGACTTTTGTGCTTTTCCGCGTTATACTTGTTTAGTAGGGGTTGGTTTGGATTACCGGCAGCAAAAAAGCCCCTGCGATTTCTCGCAAGGGCCGGTGGAAAGTCCTTGCCTGAAACCTCAAGGACTATCCAAATCTTGATAGAGTTGGTGTCAAACCGAGTTAAGGTTGATAGCGTTGATAAGGTCAAAAGTTATCTACGGAGGCAAATCTTATGACAAACAATGAGGTACCACGCCTCTGCGGAGGCACTTTTTTCACACAACTACTGCTGTCACGCAAGCCGACAGTATCCCAGCGGCAACGGACACAGCGTATGACCGATGTTTTTCACAATGAAGATGTGCTGTTCGGGCTGCTTCAAATAGTTAATCCTGATGCGATAAAGCCCACGGGCAATTCGTTTGAAACCTACACAACAAATTACAAAAAGTGCGACGGCAGCATTGGTGATGATTTGCAGTTTGATAATCCAAGTGTGCTTTCAGCTTTTACCGCGCGGATGAAAAATGAATATACAACAGTCGTTGAAGAAGCGACGGCATTCTGCGTCAACTACATCGATATAAGAAAAACGCCGCGTAACCATGAAAAACTGGTTAAGCGGCTGATTGAGGTTATTCGTGATGATAAGAGCATAACGGATGACGAGCTCTTTCAGGTCGGGAAAAACGGATATAAGGTAAACAAGAAAGCCCTCACAAAACTGACCGAAATAAGCCTTCCTGATTTTCTTCTATCGGTATGGGCGTTTGTTGTGCTGAAGCGTAATGACAACAGTGTCGGCAAAGAAACAATTGCGGCTTGGAGCGACCCTAAAACGAAAGGGCGCTACATCGGCATTGACGGGACGAGCATAACGCAGGATATAAATGTGACGATGCCGCCGGTAGAACAGGCTGAAAAGACAACCGCAGACATCACGGAGGATGACGAAGATGCCGAATATGACGAGCCTCCCATAGATGAATCTGCACCAGACCCGACACCCAACGTAACAAATCAAATCATAAATGCGCCTGCCGTCTACTTCAACAGCGGCGCTAATGTAATGCAAATCAATAACACTGGGACGATAAACTTCGATAGGAGTGGCAAGTCATGAGCAAAGAAATACAGCTCGCAAACAATACTCTGCCCGCCACAGCTACTCCGCAGACAGTCATCCATAATTCCGGCGACAACGTAACGCAAATCGCCAATAATCAAGGTGGCACCATCAACTTTGTTTTTGCGTCAGCAAATTGGGCATTATATAACGCCACAACGAAAATAAGCTCTGAATATTACAACCTTTTCGTGGTTGGAGACGAGCCGTTTAATGAAGGTTTCTTCCTTATAGATAAAGACCGTGCGCTGACAGTTTCCGAGGGCGTCTCCGCAGATATCTCAGAACAATTTGCATCACTATCGCCAGAGGCACAGGCGGCGATTAAGACCTTCCCGTCAATCTTCGCAAGCGAGAACCATCAGTATGGTCATACGGACGAAGCACAGCTCGCCGTGTTTGGTGTCGTGACTGATATTCGCATTCAAGAAAACGGCATCAAAATCTACTATCAACGGTTCTGCAATATACCACAGCAAAGACTAAACGAGATAATGCTGAGACTCGCCATCAGGGG